GCCTTATGGTCACGGTGTGCCCGGCTGCTGGGCTAACATATATGGGAGTCGTGCCCCGGAATGTATGTTTAAAGTGAGCTTTACCAAAATCCTCTTGCTTTTTTTAAATAAACCTGTATAATAGTAAAACTTACTCAGGAGAAACAAATGTCAGATCGCGTGTTTACAGCAGACCAAACAAATAAACTTACCCAAATCATCAATGAAGGCATGTCAGTAATGTCCGAAATTGAAACCTTAACTGGCGGACTTAATGACACAGTTAAGGCCATTGCCGAAGAATTAGATATCAAGCCAAATATTCTCAAGAAAGCTATCAAGTTGGCGCACAAGAGTGAATTTGGTCGAGAACAACAAGACCACGAATTGCTAGAACAAATTTTAGTACAAGTTGGTAAAACTCTTTGAGACCAGTGGCTGTTCCGGTTGTGTTTGCCGATAAAAAAAAATTTCCTTCTAAAAATCTTAAAGGTTATTACTGTCTCAGTCCGTTTGTAAACATACACATTGATGTGCGTGGAGAGGTTTATCTTTGTCCTTGCCCAGGATGGGGAAATACAAGAGTTGGAAATATTTTAACCGAGACATTGGATCTGATGCTTTCATCTCTGCAGGCGCAAAATATTAGACAAAGCATTATAGATGGCACCTATAATTATTGCAACGAAAATCAATGTGCATTAATAATTAATAACAGGTTAAACACTGCGGATACTGTGCCTCCAAATGTAGCTTGGCAAATTGAGGACTCTAGTCGATATGACATGCCTTATGAAATTATGTTTAATGGTGATACTGTATGCAATCTTAGTTGCCCTAGTTGCCGAACACAAGTGATTAAAGTCAGTGACGACGACACAGTTAGACACGAAAATATTGGTCAACTTATCTTTCAAAATATTTTTTCAAAACCATCTAATCAACGCATACACCTAATAACCAGTGGATCTGGAGAAGTGTTCGCTAGTCCTATGTTACAAAGTTTTTTAAGTCAGTTGAATTTAAAAGATTTTCCAAACCTAGTGGTAAGTTTACACAGCAATGGGTTAATGGCTAAAAAAAATTGGCATAAAATTGAACATATAACATCGGCAATTGACGCTATAACCGTATCAGTTGACGCTGCCAGGCCCGATACTTATGAAAAAATTAGACGTGGTGGCAAGTGGGCTGACATATTAAAATCTTTAGATTTTTTACAAAACAAAAAATCCAACTTAGGATTTAAGTTAAATACTCGAATGATTGTGCAACAATCTAACTTTCAAGAAATTCTTGAATTTTATGAATTGTGCAAGTCGTACAACATTGATCGTATTGAATACTCGAGACTAGTCAACTGGAACACCTGGAGCAACATAGAATTTAAAATGCACGATGTTTTTGATAATGCACATCCAAAAAAGCCCGCAGCGTTAAATTTAATTAATCAGGCAAAGTTATTACCAAACACCTGGTTTGAAGGCAATTTTAAATGAGTCGAGCTGTATACACATTTACTAACAAAGAAAACAACCAGATAGCAGATGTTGTTGAGTTTAATTTGTTGGATAATCCAGGTTGTCGAGCCTGGCAATATGCTGTTCTGCTCAACAACAAATTTAGAATAATTTCTAAAAAAAATACAGTAGTGTTTAACACTGTGATTCCTTCCGACATTACCAATCAATATACTCATTTGAAATCTATTGTTGATCAATTGTCAACAACAGAATTTAAAACGGATTTATGCATTCCAGAATCTTTTGATTTAGTAACACAAGATATTATGAATGCACTGCATCGACATTATACAAACAGTTGTGCTAAATTATGGAATCCACGATACACGGATTTTGACCAACAAAGCAACCTCAACAAAATTTTACAGGAATTAAACACTACCATTCACAAGTTGGAGGTGTTTGTTTCAACCAAATATAAATTAAAATATTACCAGAACAATAATGATGAAATTTGTTTTCTCAATGATGTACGTGAATTGGGCTATGATATTTTTCCATTTAGACAGTATCATAGTTATGAGCCTGCTGACTTAATTTTGGATCCTTACATATTGGGCAAAAATCTTTTGGAAAGTTTTGTGTGCGAAGATGATCCAACAAGTTGGGACACCGCCGGCCATATGAGAACTAACGGAGGAGCAATTGCGGTATTGTCGTATACTCGTCAAGAAATATACAAAAGTTTTGAATTTAATAACTGGTTAAAAGATCATAATTTAACAAAACAACAACGCCATGCCGATTTTCCATTAGGAAATTTTGTCCCAGGGCACAAAGATAAACTATTAGTACTACAACAGAATTTACACAAATACTCATGCCAGGTGAGTATACAATTATAAATACTGGCAGACTCGCTCACTTACGAGCATGAATCATGGCTAACCGGTCATAAACGGAGGAAAATTTGAGTTACATAGATGCACTGTTTGATCGTGAACACGATCGCATACACATAGTTGAACGACGCAATGGCAAGAGATGCTATCAAGAATATCCGGCTAACTATGTGTTGTACTACGAAGATCCTCGTGGAAAATTTCAAAGTATTTTTGGTACACCTGTAAGTAGATTTAGCACCAGAAACAGCAAAGAATTTCGCAAAGAAGTTCGTATACAGTCAAACAAACAACTGTATGAATCGGATATCAATCCTATCTTTCGTTGCCTAGAAGAAAACTACAAAGACCAAGACGGTCCCAAGTTAAACGTGGCATTCTTTGACATTGAAGTAGACTTTGATCCAGAACGTGGATTTAGCCCGCCAGCAGATCCATTCAATGCTATTACTGCCATATCAGTGTACTTGCAATGGCTGAATCAAATGGTCACACTAGTGATACCGCCCAAACATATGAGTCCGGCCACTGCCCAGGACATTGCTGGTGATTTTGAAAATACCATTGTGTTTGAAACCGAAGAATACCTACTCAACACATTCCTGGACTTGATTGAAGACGCAGATGCATTATCGGGTTGGAATAGCGAAGGGTTTGATATACCGTACACTGTGAATCGTGTGACTCGTATACTCAGCAAAGATGACACACGCCGTTTCTGCTTGTGGAATCAATATCCCAAGAAACGTACATTTGAACGATTTGGTGCAGAGAACGAAACCTATGACTTGATTGGTCGTGTGCATATGGACTATATGCAATTGTATCGCAAGTACACATATGAAGAGCGTCACAGTTATAGTTTGGATGCCATTGCTGAATATGAATTAGGCGAAACTAAAACTGTGTTTGAAGGCACTCTAGATCAACTGTACAATCAAAACTTCAAAACATTTATCGAGTACAACCGTCAAGACACAATGATTCTGGCCAAGCTAGACAAGAAATTAAAATTTTTAGATCTTGCAAATACATTAGCACATGAAAACACTGTGCTACTACAGACTACTATGGGCGCCGTGGCAGTTACAGAACAAGCAATTATCAATGAAGCGCATGAGCGCGGTATGGTTGTTCCTAATCGTAAAGAACGCTACTCAGATGAGGATACACAAGCCGCTGGTGCTTATGTGGCATATCCTAAAAAAGGTATCCACGAATACATTGGGTCAATTGATATTAACTCACTATATCCTTCAGCGATTCGTGCGCTTAACATGGGTCCAGAGACAATTGTAGGACAACTGCGCCCCACTATGACTAATCGGTATATTCGAGACAAAATAAATTCTGGATCTAGTTTTGCGGCTGCTTGGGAGGGATTGTTTTCTTCTTTGGAATATACCGCAGTAATGAATTTAGAAAAAGGTACAGAGATCACTATTGACTGGCAAGGCGGTGAGGAAAGTGTACACAGCGCCGCCGAAGTATGGCACATGATATTTGACAGCAATCAACCTTGGATGATTTCAGCTAACGGTACTATCTTTACTTATGAACGTGAAGGTGTAATTCCGGGTTTGTTGAAACGTTGGTATGCCGAACGTAAAGAGATGCAAGCTAAATTAAAGGAATGTACAAATGAAGAAGATGAAGAATACTGGGACAAGCGTCAGCTTGTTAAAAAGATTAACCTTAACAGTTTATATGGTGCTATTCTTAATCCTGGTTGCCGTTTCTTTGATAAGCGTATTGGTCAGTCCACAACTCTTACTGGTCGTGCCATTGCCCGGCACATGGATGCTTA